TTAAGCGGCGCGGCGCGCCGTCTGTCGCATTGGGCTGACGGCAATGAGGGCGAGTTCCGGCCGCTTGCCGGTGATGCCGGCGACGACCAGCTGCGCGAGGCCAACGGCGTCGCCCGTCTGGAGATTGAGCGTGATCTGATCGCCCGGGCGCAGCATGTCGGCAGCGGCGGCAAAATGGCCCGGGGCCAGAACCTGGTCGAGGGAAGCCGCCGTCCGGTAATGCCAATGGGTAAAGCCGTTGGCATAGGCGAGCACGCTCAGCTGGGTCGCATCGAAGCTCATTTTCCCCTCCAATTGCCGGATGATAAACCCATTCTAGCTGACGTTACGCATTTTGTCAACTCAAAATGCGTTTTTGCGACGCAGCAAAAAGCCTCACGCGCCGAAGCTTGCGGTGAGGCTGGGGGAAAGCTTGGACGATTCCGGGTGTTGCGCCGGGCCGGACTCAGCCGGCTTCACCGGCGCCGGTGATGCGGTAGATCCGCTTCACGTCGCTGGCCTTGAGTGAGATATCGCGGGCCGGGTTGAACTGGTGGAGGACGACTTCCTCGTCATTGCGGCGCAGGAATTGTTTGATCAATCCCTGCCCGTCGCTGAGTTCGATCGCGACGAAGCAATTCTTGGTCAGCGGGCGGTTCGGATTGACGTAGAGGAGTTCACCGGCGAAATAGCGCGGCTCCATGGAATCGCCGTCGACATAGAGTGCGAAAGCGTTGAAGGCACCTTTCAGGTTGGCTGGCCGCTCGACGAATTCCTTGGCCTCGCCCTCATTGAAATAGAAACCCTCGCTGCCGCCTTTAACCGCGCCAATCACGGGTAAATCGCGCTGACTCTGTGCGCCGCCCAGGGTACTGGGGCGCGGTGTCACAGGTTCGCGCCGATGGGTGACCGTCTGGCCCTGCTCGATGCCGGCCAGCTGCAGCACGCCGCCAGGCTCGGTGCCGTGCTGGCTGAACAGCGCATCAAGCTCGCGGGCGAGTTCGAAGGGCAGGAAGCGGCGCTTATAGCGGTCTTCGTAATGCTGATAGCGCGTGAGGCTCCAGCCCAGCGCTTCCGATACGGAGCGCATGGTGAGGCCGGCCTGTTCGCGCAATTCCTTCAGCCGCCTTGCGGCCTCCGAGATTTCTGTCATTGGAAACTCCTTATCGACCATCCAGCTGTCGGGCGGCGCTAGCGCACGCTCCGGTGGGTCGAGCCGTCAGGTCCATGTATGTACGAAGAATACGTTTTTAAAGCTTGACAGCGTAACCAAAATATGCGTATTATCACGTAATCCTACTACGCGCAAAGCCTGTCAGCGGCCGCCTTGGCCGATCGGGGAGGAAAATAATGGAACAAAACAGAAACAAAGACCAGCAAGGCTTCTGGGTCGGGATGCGGCGGTGCCTGTGCTGCGGCGGCACATTCGTCGCCATGAGCCCGTACTTGCGGGTCTGCGACCTCTGCAAGGAGAGCGAGGAATGGCAGAGCGGCAATGTCGACATCGTCCGCCACCGTCCGGCCGCCGCCAATGACAACTGACCCCAAGGAGCAAAACGCCATGGCCGAGATCGTCGATTTTCCACCCAGTCCCACGATGCGACCCGAGCAGGCGGTGGGCACCTGCCTCAAGACGAGGTGGTCGCAGTTTCTTGGCATCGGCATCACCGAGGCCGGTGAGTTCGAGGTGGTGAACAGCGACATGACCGCCGAGCGCGCGTTGTGGCTGGTGAAATGGGCCGAGCGCTGGGCGATGGGACTTGATGAGGTGGAGGAGATCGAGGGATGAGAGCCTTCGTCGTCACGCGGCGCGGTCGGCCGCGCAAGGATGTGCCTGCCAATGACAACACGCCGGATCGTGGCACCGCGGAACTGCAGATGAAGCGTGCAGCCGCGGCGCGGGGCGGCCCCGGCGAAGCGACGACGCATCCCCTGGATATGCTGCTGGCCCATGGCCTGATCGATGCGGCGGAAAGCAGCGCCGGTTGGCAATATGCGGCGCTTTATCGCCGTGTCGTCGGCCGGACCGGGGTGAGCTATGGCAGGCTTTATGCGGGGCTTGCCGGTGAGAGTGGCGGTCGCGCGGCGGGCGTTTCAGCCGACCCCGCGGCCAGCGAAGCGGCACTGGCTGCGGCGCAAGCGTCGTTCCGCGCGGCACAGGCGGCATTGCGCAGCGAAGGCGCCGTCATCGCCGGCATCACGGAAAGGCTCGTCGTCTTCGGTGCCTTTCCGGATTGGCTGCTGGCGAAAGATGAAACGGCCTTGCACGCACGCGCGCTGCTGCGTCGGGGGCTGCAGCAGCTCGCGCTTGTTTTCAGGACCAGCAAAGGGAGATCAGCATGACCAAGGCCAAGACCGTCGCGTTACCCGTCGATAAATTGGAAGCCCTCGCGCGCCAACATGCCAAGCGCGCCGTCGAAGCCCTGGCGGCGGTGATCGACGATGAGGAGGCGACGCCGGCCACGCGAATCTCGGCGGCGAGCACGATCCTGCAATGGGGCTATGGCCGTCCCGGCGGCAAGCCGAAACCCGGCGAGAGTGGCGAGCAGGTCATTCGTCTCACCTGGGGCGAACAGGCCTGAAAAAAGGACTTGACAGTCTAGGAATATTTTGCTATATTGCAAATATAGACTGCGAAACAGCACCCCGGTGAGCCCCGCGCTCCCCGGGGTGTTTTCGTTGCAGCGTTTTCATATCGGGGCAGGCAATGGCGAAGAGGGTGGTGCGGAAAGCGGCGAAGACAACGCCGCGGGACGTGCGTCTCTATGCGCCGCGCCCGCATCAATCGGATCTTCATCGCGCGCTGAAGCGCTTCAATGTGCTGGTGGCGCATCGACGTTTCGGCAAGACGGTCTTCTGCATCAATGAACTCATCGCCAAGGCGGCGGCGAATACGACCAAGGATGCGCGCTATGGCTATGTGGCGCCGCTGCTCACCCAAGCCAAGGATGTTGCCTGGAGCTATCTCAAACGCTTCACCGCGCCGATCCCCGGCATCGAGGTGAGCGAGACGGAATTGTGGGTGCAACTGCCCAATGGCGCCCGCATCCGCCTTTACGGCGCCGACAATGCCGACCGATTGCGCGGCCTCTATTTCGACGGCGTGGTGCTCGACGAATATGCGCAGATGAGCCCGCGTGTCTGGCCCGAGATCGTGCGACCGATGCTGGCCGACCGCGAGGGCTGGGCGCTTTTCATCGGCACGCCGATGGGGCGCAATCATTTCTGCGCGCTTTATGAACAGGCGATGGGCGAGCCGGATTGGCTGGCCAAGCGTTTTCCGGCGAGCGAAACGGGCATCCTGAAGCGCAGCGAACTCGATGCGGCGCGACGCACCATGTCGACCCAGGCTTTCGCACAGGAATTCGAATGCAGTTTTGCCGCCGGCGTGCCCGGCGCCTATTACGCAGGCCTGCTTGAACAAGCGGAAAATGACGGCCGCATCGGCCGCGTGCCCTGGGAGCCGCGCCTGCCGGTCACGACCGCCTGGGATCTCGGTATCGGCGATGCGACGGCGATCTGGTTTGCACAAATATTGGGCCAGGAAATCCGCATCATCGATTACTACGAGGCAAGCGGTGCAGCGCTTGCCCATTACGCCAAGCAACTCTCCGAGAAGCCCTATGTCTATCACGAGCATCTGCTGCCGCATGACGTGTCGGTGCGCGAGCTGTCGACCGGCCAGACCCGGCTCGACACCTTGCGCAATCTTGGCCTCCGCGCGCGCGTGCTCAGTGCTGATTCCGTCGAGGACGGGATCGAAGCGGTGCGGAATTTCATTCCGCGCTGCTGGATCGATGCACAGAAATGCGCGCGTGGTCTCGATGCCTTGCGGCTCTATCGACCGGAATTCGATGCCCGGCGTGAAACCTTCAGCGCGCGCCCGGTGCATGATTGGACATCTCATGCCGCAGATGCCTTTCGCTATCTGGCGCGGGGATTGAAACGTCCGCTGCGGCCGATGGCCGAACCGGGGTTCGTCACCGAATACAGCCCCTTCAGCTGGTAGCGGTTCATGATCCTGCGCCCCTTGACCAATGACGCGCTGCTACAGGTGGCGAGCGTCATGCGCGCGGCCGACCGGTCGGAGATTTTTGCGACGCGGTTCGACGACGATCCGGCGGCGCTGGTCGACGATCTTCTGGCAGGCGATCCGGTCGGTGCCGTGATCGCTGCCGCTGATGGCATGCCGATCGCCGCCATTGGCGGAACGGAAATGTGGCCGGGGCTTTGGTCGCTCTGGATGTTTGCAACCGACCGCTGGCCGGAAGTCGCACGCGGCGCCACGCGCTTTGCGAAATACGCGTTATGGCCGGCCCTGCTGGCGCTGGGCCTGCGGCGCGGCGAATGCCGGTCGGCTGCAAGCCATGTAACCGCCCATCGCTGGATTCGGCATCTCGGTGGGATTGAGGAATCCGTCCATCCGGCCTTCGGCAAGGGCGGAGAGACGTTCATTGGCTTTGTCATTTATGGAGAGAGACAGAATGTGTGCCACCCCGAAACGCCGTCGCCGGCTGAACTCGGCCAATCAGAACAGCAACGGCACGGCGGCGCCAGCCGCCAGTGACACGGTCGCCGATACCGCCGCGGAAAATGAACTGCGGCGCTTGCGCTCCCTTTACGGCCGGCGCGCCACGATCCTGACGCCGGAGCGCTCGGCCCTGGGTCAGGCGCCGACGGCCCAGAACAATCTCCTTGGCGGCTGAACGGACGCGGCTTCATGGACAATATCGCTGACGACCTCATCCGCCGCCAGGAAGCCTTGGCCGGCGAGCGCGCGACTTTGGACACGCAATGGCAGGAGATCGCCGAACTGATGAAGCCCATGCGGGCCGATTTCACCTTCCAGCGTGTGGCTGGTGACAAACGCACGCAGAAGATCTTCGACGCGACCGCGGGACTTGCCGCCGACAATCTGGCGGCCGGGCTGTGGGGCATGATCACCAACGCCGCCAATGATTGGTTCACGCTGCGCTCGGATATCGCCGAAAGCGAAGAGACGCAGGAGACCAAGGAATGGCTCGATGACGTGACGCGCCGCATGCAGGGCGCTTTTGCCGCCAATGGCCAGCGCTTTTACGCCCGGGTCATGGAGCTTTATGCCGATCTCGTCACCTTCGGCACCGGCATATTCTATTCGGAGGAAGATGCCGCCACCGGGCGCGTGCATTATTCCTGCCGGCATCTTGCCGAATGTTTCATCGCCGAGAATGAGCGCGACGAGGTCGATACCGTCTTTCGCCGCTTCAGCTTCACGGCACGCCAGGCACATAAACGCTGGGGCGAGAAATGCCACGCCAGTGTCCTGCGTGCGATCGACAAGGAGCCGGACCGGCGCTTCACCTTCCTGCATGCGGTGATGCCGCGCGAAGATGTACGAAGCGGCCGCGTCGATCCTGCCGGCATGGCCTTCGCCTCGTTCTATCTCGATGTCGAGAACCGCTTGCTGCTCTCCGAAGGGGGGTATCACGACTTCCCCTACCAGGTGCCGCGCTGGTCGACCGCCTCGCGCGGTCTCTATGGCGACAGTCCGGCGATGCTGGCTTTGCCGGACGTGAAGATGCTCAACGCCATGTCGAAGACGACCATCGTCGCGGCACAGAAGGCGGTCGACCCGCCGCTCCTCGCCGTCGATGAAGTGGCGGTGCGGGGTTTGCGGACGCATCCCGGCGGCATCATCTATGGCGGGCTCGACGACAATGGGCGGCGGCGTTATGAGCCGCTGCACAGCAACGGCAATGTCGGCTTGGGGCTGGAGCTTGAGGAGCAGCGCCGCGAGGCGGTGCGCCAGGCCTTTTATTTCTCGCTTCTCATGATGGTGCAGCAACCCAATCAGACGGCCACTGAAGTCTTGGCGCGGCAGGAGGAAAAGCTGCGTCTGATGGGGCCGCATCTCGGGCGCATCCAGGCGGAATTCCTGGACCCGCTCATCCGCCGGCAATTCGGCATCATGCGCCGCGCCAATCTGTTGCCGACACCGCCCAAGCAGCTGCGCCAAAGCGGCATCCGCATCGAATATGTCTCGCCTTTGGCCCGTGCCCAGCGTGCCGGCGAAGGGGCGGCGATCGTGCGGGCCCTGGAATCGCTGGTGCCCTTGGGCGCCATCAAGCCGGAGATCTACGACAATATCGACGCCGACGCCGCGGCAAGATTGCTCGCCCAATCCTTCGGCGTGCCCAACAACCTGCTGCGCACCCCGGATGCAGTGAAGAAGCTGCGCAAGGATGCGGAGAAGAAGCAAGGTGACGGTGGTGCAGCGATGCCCGGCATGGAAGGCCTCGGCGATCTCGGCGCCATGCTGTCGGGCGGTGGGCAATGAAGGCTGGTATTACCTGGCTGGTGCGGCTGCATGGCCGCGTACGGGGGCAGCGTGTCGCCGATGCCTATCGCCGGCAATTGTCGGCGGACGAGGCGTCGGGGCGGCTCATTCTGTCGGATCTCGCGCATTACTGCCGGGCAGGGCAGAGCAGTTTCGTGGCCGGCGATCCGCATCAGACCGCGTTCAATGAAGGCGCCCGCGACGTCTTTCTGCATGTCGCGGAAATGTGTGGGGTGACGCCACAGGATTTCGCGGGGCTCTTACAAGAGGTGATCGATGATCGATGAAAAGAAGCAACCGGCCGCGCCGGAAAATGCAGATTGGCGCGCTGGGTTGGACAGTGAATTGTCGGATCTGGTCCAACAGAAGGGCTGGCGCTCGGCCAAGGATGTGCTGACCAGCTATCGCAATCTGGAAAAGATGCTGGGCGGCGATCGGCTGGCTTTGCCGGCCAAGGACGCCGATGCCGAAGCCTGGGGACCGGTCTGGGACAAACTGGGGCGACCCGCCGATGCGACAGGCTATGCGCTGTCGGCACCCGACGGCGGCACATATGACGGCCCCGCCGCACAATGGTTCCGCGATACCGCCTTTGAGCAGGGATTGACCCAGACACAGGCGCAGAAGCTGCATGATTCCTTCCTGGCGCGTTTCGGCAGCACCACCTCTTCCGTCCCAGAGGCGCTGCCGGAGACGCCGCCGGTAGACGAGCCGGATCTCAAATCGCTGTGGGGCCGGCAATATGACCGCAACATGGCCGCAGCCCGGCGTGCCTATGGCACGTTCCTGGGCGACGAGGCGCAGTTCAACGAGATCGCCGACGGAATCGGTGCGACGGCCTTGCTCGATCTCCTCGCCAAAGTAGGGCGCGCGACGGGCGAAGACAGCATCACTGCCCGCGCCGATGCCAAGGGCGGCGGTCCGCGTTCGCCAGCCGAAGCGATGGGCGAGATCGCCAAGCTGCAGGCAGCGGCCAAGGGCGATCCGAAACATCCCTATACCAACAAAACCCATCCGGAACATGCCGGGATGGTCAAGCGGATGGAGGATCTGTTCGCGCTGGCCTATGGGAAAAATTAGCAATCGTGGCGCTTGCATCCCAGGCGATTTGTGGCAGGCTCTCGCGCCGTTTATGTTTGGGGAATCCAGAATGACATCGTTCCGCTGGCTGCCGCTCGCAGCCTCGCTTCTGATCGGGCTGCTGACCGGCTGTGTCCAGATCGACACCAGCTTCCTGCCGAAGACCAGTTCGGTCGTGGTGAAGGAGGTCGAGATCGGTCCGAAGACTTGGGCGGCCTATCAGCAATATCTCGCCGCCATCTCGCCGGCGGGACACGGTGTCTTTGCCATCGCAACCGATGGGCAGGGCGGCGGATCCTGGATCTGCAAGCCGGCAAGCTGTGTCGATGACGGCCAGTTTGCGGCGAAGGCCATCGAGCGTTGCGAGGCCGGCAGTCCCGGCTATCGCTGCATCGTCTTCGATGTCGACCGCGTGCCGCAGATCAAATTCATGCCGCCCAGCTGAAGCGGTATCGCGACGCTGTTACCAAACCCCGCCAATGGCGGGGTTTTCTTTTGCGCGAATTCAAGTCCGGAGAACCGTCCTTCTTGCGACGGCCCGGCTGACGGCCCGGAAAGACGGCCGCTGACGGCGCGCGCCTTGCGCCGAGAGGTCTTGTTTGGGTGGTCCGCGGAGCGCGGCCACCCCGCGATCCGCGGACGGTTGCGGTATCCGACGAGGCAACCTCGCCGATCAAAGCAGTCACTTCCGACAACAGACGAAAAGGAGTCGTGGACCCATGTCCTCGCAGATCCAGGTTGCTTTCAACAACCTTTACAGTGCCAACATCATGCTGCTGGTGCAGCAGAAGGGCAGCCGCCTCAAAGATGCGGTGCGCCAGGAAGTGGTCGAGGGCGAAATCGCCTATTTCGACCAGATCGGTGCCGGCAGCGCGATCAAGCGCCAGTCGCGCCATGCCGATACCCCGCTCACCGAAACGCCGCATGCCCGCCGCCAGGTCATGCTGGAAGATTACGAATATTCCGACCTCATCGATCGCCTCGATCAGGTGAAGACGCTGACCGATCCGACCAGCGCCTACAGCCAGGCGGCAGCCCATGCCCTGGGCCGCGCGATGGACGATGTCATCATTGCCAATGCCAATGGCACAGCCCGGACCGGCAAGACCGGCCAGACCAGTGTCGCTCTGCCGTCAGGCCAGAAGATCGCTGTCGGGGGCACCGGCCTCACTTTGGCGAAGCTGCTGCAGGCCAAGGAGATCCTGGATGCGGCGGAGAACGATCCCGACGAGCCACGCTTCATCGCTTGTCCCGCCAAGGACATTACCGTGCTGCTCTCCAACACCCAGGTGACGTCGAGCGATTACAACACCGTGAAGGCGCTGGCCGCCGGCCAGATCGACACCTTCCTCGGCTTCAAATTCGTTCGCACGCAGCGTTTGGGCACCACCGGTGGTGGCGACCGCGCCTGTCTTGCCTGGCGCCAGTCGGCTCTGCTGCTGGCCATCGCGCAGACGCCGAAGGTGAAGGTGACCGAGCGGCCCGACAAATCCTACGCGACGCAGGTCTATTGCGCGATGTCGGTCGGTGCCACGCGCATGGAAGAAGAAGGCGTCGTCGAGATCGCGACGCTTGTTTAAAGGGTCGTGGGCATCGCGGCCGCCCCACCAACCCCACGATGCCCACGACTGGTTTGCAGACTGAAACTTACCAGGAGAAAATCTATGGCTACTCAATATGGCACCCAGATGGGGCGCCTGCGCAACACGTTGCCGGTCGATCTGCCGATGGCCGGCGACATCCACGGCCGCGTGCGCGTGTTCAACGAAAAGGTGGTGCTGGCCGCGCAGCCGACCACCGACATTGTCGAAGTGGCACGCCTGCCCAAGGGTGCGCGCGTGCTCTATGGCGTCGTCAACAGCACGGTCTCGCTCGGCTCGTCGACACTGGCGATCGGTATTGCCGGCAATACCGGCAAGTACCGTGCCGGCGCCGTCTTCACCGCCGTCGATACGCCGACCTTGTTTGCACCGGCAGCCGTTGCCGGTGAAGCGCTGACGGCGGAAGAAATCGTCATCCTCACCATCGGTGCTGCGGCCCTTCCCGCCAGCGGCACACTGCGCGTGATGCTGTTCTACACGCTTGATTGAGGTGATCACGCGGGCAGTCGGTGTATGCCGACATTCGTCTGCAGTCGGCGCATGCCGACATTTGTCGATGAGAAACCCGACTGCCCGCGTGAAAATTGGAGACTGAACTGCCATGACCATTTCGACCGTTTCGATCTGCAACCGCGCGCTGGATCTTCTGGGCGCCGATCCCATCACCTCGCTGGAGGACGGATCGAAGGCGGCGAATTTGTGCCAGCGGAATTTCGAACCGTCGGCAGATTCCGTGCTGCGGCTTTATCCATGGAACGCCGCCTTGCGGCGCGCACGCCTGCCGGCTCTCGCTGCGGCACCGGCCTGGGGATATCGCTATCAATACCAACTGCCGCAAGGACCCGAGCCGGCCTTGTGCCTGCGTGTCCTCGAGGTCGATAACGGCACGGATTTTCGGATCGAGGGGCGCCGCATCCTCGCCGATTACGGCGCGCCGCTCGACATCCTTTATGTCGGGCGCATCATCGACAGCGCCGATTACGATCCGCTGCTCGCGGAAGCCGTGGCGGCAAAGCTTGCGGTGCATCTCGCCGGCAATCTCACGGAGAGTGCCTCGCGCATCGAGGCGGCGCGGGATTATCTGCGCGGTGTTCTTGCCGAGGCGAAGGCAACCGATGCCCAGGAAGGCGGCGCCAGCGATCTGGTCGTCGACGCCTGGCTGGCGGCGCGGAGCTGACAGCCATGGCGCGCGCCTCGCTTCTTCTCTCGACCTTCAATGCCGGTGAATGGTCGCCGGAACTCTATGGCCGGATCGATCTCGATAAATACCGCAACGCCTGCCGGCGTATCGAGAATTTCGTGCTGCTGGCACAAGGTCCGGCAACACGACGCCCGGGTACGCAATACGTCGCCGCCGCCAAGGATGACGGCATCGTCCGCCTTATCCCGTTCGAATTCTCGACCGAGCAGGCCTATATCATCGAGGCCGGCGCTCACTACTTCCGTTTCTATATGAATGGCGGGCGGATCGAGACGACGCCGGGGCTTCCATATGAGATCGCGACGCCCTACGGCATTGGCGATCTTTCCGGTCTCAAATGGGCGCAATCGGCCGACGTGCTCTATCTGGTCCACCCGCAATTCCCGCCTTACAAACTGGCGCGGAGCGGTCACGTCAACTGGTCGCTGAGCGAGATCGATTTTTCGGACGGCCCCTATCTCGACGAGAATGTCGGCAGCGTGACGCTGGCGCCTGCTGCCGCCAGCGGCAGCAATGTGACGCTGACCGCGTCGGCGGCCTTGTTCGTTGCCGGCGACGTCGGGCGGCTGGTGCGAATCAAACATAGCAGCAGTTGGGGCTGGGGCAAGATCACCGCCTTTACCAGCGCCACGCAGGTGAAGATCGATATCAAGAGTGCCTTTGCCGGCACCGCAGCCGTCGCCAGTTGGCGTTTGGGCGCCTGGTCGCCCGGGACGGGTTGGCCCAGCACGGTGACTTTTCATGAAGAGCGGCTGTTCCTCGCCAACACCAGGCTGCAGCCGCAATCCTTATGGGCATCCGTTTCGGGTGCCTATGAGAGCTTTGCGCCGAGCGGGATGGACGGTACGACCAAGGACGATCACGCGCTCAACTTCACCATTGCCGATGACCGGGTCAATGCCATCCGCTGGATGAGCGCCGGCAAGTCGCTGGCACTGGGAACGACGGGCGGCGAGTTCAATCTCAGTGCCAGCTCGCTCAATGAAGCGCTGACGCCCAGCAATGTCACGGTGCGCCGCGAAACCACCAATGGGAGTGCCGACATCCGGCCCGAGAGGATCGGCGCCGCCGTGGTCTATGTGCAGCGCGCGGGGCGCAAGATCTATGAAATGGCCTATAGCTTCGAGAACGACGCCTTCAACTCGCCGGAACTCAGTCTGCTGGCGCGGCATCTGACGTTGAAGGGCATCAAGGAGATCGCTTATCAAGCCGAACCGTGGTCGATCATCTGGGCGGTACGCCAGGATGGCGGGCTGCTGGGGCTCACCTATATGCGGGGCCAGGATGTGGTCGGCTGGCATCAGCACCGCATCGCCGGAAATGCCGCCAAGGTTCTTTCCGTCGCCTGCATTCCGGGGAATGCCCAGGACGAGACATGGCTCGCCGTCGAACGGTGGGTGAATGGCGTCTTGCGCCGCTCGGTCGAACGCATGGCACCGGCCTTCGAGCCGGAAGACGCTTTCGACAAGAAAGGCGCCTTCTTCGTCGATGGCGGCCTGACCTACAACGGCGCGGGTGCCACTGCGCTGACGCCGGGTGTCGGCGCCACCAATGTGGGCAGCAGCGACGTGCCCTTTGCCAGTGCGGTACCTGCCTTCGGCGCCAGCGATGTCGGCCGGGAGATTCAACGCACCTATCCGGCACCGGATGGCGAGGGCTATCACGTCGCGCGTGCCCGGATCACCGGTTTTGTCGATCCGAGCCTCGTCGTTGCAACCATCCTGGCGCCGTTCCCGGATGCGATGCCGATTCCGACCGGCGCCTGGTCTCTGGGTGCCATGACGATCCAGGGCCTCGGTCATCTCGTCGGTGAAACCGTGACGATCCTTGCTGACGGCGCCACCCATCCGACACGTGTCGTGGCGCCAGACGGCAGCATCGATCTGGAGCGGCCGACGGCCTTTGCCCATATCGGCCTTGGCTATACCAGCCGGCTTGCCACGATGGATATCGAGGCTGGTGCCATGGACGGCAGCGCGCAGGGCAAGAGCCGCCGCATCCACCGTGTCATCGTGCGGCTCAACAACAGCCTCGGCATGCGGCTGGGTGCCGAAGCGGCAAGCAGCGAGGACGTGGTCTTTCGTGCCGCGCGCACGGCGATGGATCAAAGCCCGCCGCTCTTTACCGGCGACAAGGTGGTGGCCTTTCCCAAGGGCTGGGCGACCGAGGCCGTGGTGACGGTCCTGCAGGAGCAGCCGCTGCCCTGCACCATCGTCGCCCTCATTCCACAACTCACGACAATGGATGGATGATCATGTGCAATCCGACGGCAGCAGCCATGGCGGCGACGATGGTCGTCTCGAGCGCCGCCAAGATGGCCTCCGACGCGCAACAAGCCCGTCATGACTCACGCGAATTGGAACACGAAGCCAAAGTCGCCCGCGCACAGGGCGCCGAGCAGGAGCGGAAACTGCGGACCGAACAGGCCCGCGAGCAGGCCAAACGCCGTGTCGCGGTGCTGAAGGGTGGCGTCACGACCGAGGGATCGCCGACCGACATGCTGCTCGATGCAGCCCGCGAGGATGACGTCGAGGCCCGCTGGGCGCGTTTCGGCCAAACCGAGGCGGCGCGTGCCAAGGAGCGCGAGGCACGACATCGGCAGCGTCAGTCGATGCTGGATCACCTTTCGGGCACCAGCAGCCTCGGCACCAGTCTCATCAGTCTCAAATAGTGAAAGGACCAAGCGATGGCTATGGCCAAAACTCTTGAAGCCGCCATGCAGGAAGCCTTGGCGGCACGTGGCAAGATGATTGCCGGCACCCCGCCGGCACCATCCGCTCCGGCAACCGACGAATTTCGCGGTGCATTGGCCGCACCGGTCGATCCAACGCAGTATCAGATCACGGTCCCGACCGATTTCGACCGCGATGCCCCATTGGAGGCCAAAGCGCGCCAGTGGTTCCATCGCGCCGGCCTGCCGCAGGGTGCCGTCAACGGCATTGTCGATGCCTATTGTCGGCAGCTCTGCAGTGATCCCACCGCCGACATCGCCCCACAGGCGCAGGCGGAACTGATGCGGGATTGGGGCGCGGATTATCCGCGCAAGATCGCCGCCGCCCAATCGCTCATCGCCAAATGCGGCGGCGCCGAGGAACTGGCCGAGATCTTCGGCAGCACGGGGCTCGGCAACGACACATGGCTTATTCGCACTCTGGCGGCCATCGCCGAGATGGATCCGCAGGCAGGGAGTGTCCGATGAGTGTCGCCGTGGCGGACAAAGCCGCTTTGGCGCTGCCGACGGATCTTGCCGGATGGCAGGCTTGTGCGGCCGATCTGAGGGCCAGGCAATCGGCAACGATAGCGGAGCAGGCGCATTTGGCGACAAGGCGGCAGATGCTCGCCCTAGCCGCAGCGACCGGCGACGGTCGCGCACGAAAGCAGATCGAGCAATTGGCGGCCCGCCAGCAGGCGCTTGATCTTGGTGCCGCCAGCACGGTGCAGGCCCTGGAGCGCGCTGCAGTCGAGATCGCCGCCGCAGAGGCTGAACTTGTCGAGAAAGACAGAACGAGGGCCCGGACGGATCATGGCAAACGCCTGGTTGATCGTCTGGCGCTGGTCGAAACGATCGAGCAGCGCCTGCGGGAGATCGCACCGCTTCTTGAGGAACTGCATGCGGCCACGCGCGCGGTCGCGTCGAGCCATTTGGCGCTTGGCGGCGAGCGTGGCGCGCTGCCGCCATTGGCGCCGGAAGCGGTCGGTGGCCGTCTCTCGGAGTTCATGGCGGGTATCGGCTTTGCCGAATGGCTGCCGCTGGCGCGGCCGGAAATCCGACCAGCTCTGACCTCATGGGTCGCCGCCGAATCCTTGGCGCAAGAAAGCTATGGCGTTTCCAGCTAGCGGCATCTGTTGAAAGGACCGTACATGACACTTTCCACGACCACGTCCCGCATTACCTATGTGGGCGATGGCAGCACCACATCTTTTGCCGTGCCTTTCAGCTTCTTCGGTGCTGACGAAATCGACGTCATCGAGCGAAGTGCCGAGACGGGGCAGGAGGCGCCGCGAGTCCTTGCCACGCATTACACGGTCAGCGGCGGGGGCGGTGCCACCGGCACGGTAACGGCCGTGGCCGCGCCGGATGCGGGCAGAAGCTGGACGATCGCCCGACGCACCAAGCGCACGCAGATGGTGGATTACACGCCGAACGATCCGTTCCCGGCGGAAACGCATGAGCGCGCGCTCGATCGGCTGACGGCGCTGGTGCAGGAACTCGACGAGAAGCTCGGCCGTGCCGCAGCGTTGAGTCCAACCAGCCCGCTGGTCGACGTCACTTTGCCGCCCCCCGAATCCGGAAAACTGCTGGGTTGGCGTGGTGACGAGACGGGTCTTGAAAACAAGAACATTCCCAACGCCACGACCATCTATGCCGGCATCGATACGGCCCGGACAGGTGTTGCTGCAGCCGAATCCGTGACGCCGCGTGCCATGGCGGCGTTCTGGCGCAAGGGCGGCGACATTGCGAGCGAAGCGATCCTGTCGAAGCCAGCGGATGTCAATCTGGGCGGCTATCACGTCGTCACCGGGACAACGACAATCGCCGGATTGTGGAGTGGTGAGTCCACGGGTGCGGAGGTGGAGTTGCGTTTCGCCGCGGCGTTGACGCTTACGCATAACGCGACGAGCTTCATCCTGCCTGGTGGCAGCAATGTATCGGTGGCATCCGGCGATGTTGCGCGCTTCCGCGCCGAAGGGGGCGGCAATTGGCGCTGCGTTTCGGCACCGCCGGCCTGGTTCGGGCAAACAACGGGGTTGAGTCTGCCGACCAGCAACAAATCGGCAAATTACACCATGCTGGCGGGCGACAAGGGCAGTGAAATCAATTTCACCGCCGCCGGTGTCACCTTGAATTTGCTGGCGGCAGCAACGGCCGGCAACGGTGCGGTGATCGGCGTGCGCAACGTGGCTGGCAGCGGTGATGTGACCATCGACCCAAACGGTGCCGAAACACTGGACGGTCTTGCCACTCGATTGCTGCGGCCGGGCGATTGCGTGTTGTTGCGCTGCGACGGCAGCGCCTGGCGAACGGTCAACGGCGCCTATTCGTTCGAGAGCGCCGAGCAGACCATCGCCCTTGGCACCGTCATCACGGTCGCGCACGGGCTCGGCGTCAAGCCGAACCATATTCGCGCCGTCTTTCGCTGCAAGACGGCGGAAGCGAGTTGGTCGGTCGGTGAGGAAATCGATTACGGCGCCGTTCAATGGACCTATGGCGGTGCCTTTGCGGCGGACACAGCCAATGCGGTGGTGACGATCAATCAGATCTACGCGCCTTCCATCGGCAACAAAGCCAATGGCACGGGCGTCCCCATCACGCCTGCCAATTGGAAGATGGTCTTCTTCTGCAAAGACATGCGAGGTTGAGATGCAGAGATTCTATATCGATCAGGCCGGCAAGTGTTTGGGCAGTTTCGATGGGCCGCCGGCGGATTCTCCATGGCAAGGCGTTGCCGTGTCGGTGCCGCCGCAAGACGCTCTGGAGCAGCGCTGGGACGGGTCGACCTGGATCTGGCCCGCTGAGGTGCTGCGCCAGCAGAAGGTCGCAGCCGTCGTCGCGCGTTATCTCCAGGCGCTGCAATCCGGCTTTGCCTATGGCGGCAAGGTATTGCAGATCCGCGAACAGGATCAGGCCAATCTGACGACAATGGGCAACGAGGCGCGTTGGGCCAAGGCGACGGGCGATGCCTGGCCTGCCGATTTCGCGTGGCGCATGGCCGATGACAGTTTCTTCGGCTTGCCGAATGCCGCGGCCATGATCGCTCTCGCCGAGGCGGCCAAGGCGGAGGTCTATCGTCTGCAACGCGTTAAATGGGCGCATATCGACGCGCTGCGCGCCTTGATGCAGGCCGGCGACATCGCTGCCTATGACTTTGAAACAGGCTGGTGAGGTGTGTGATGGGTGGATTGCATGAGACATCGCAAGCCATTGGCCGACTGCAGGCCAGCGTCGAGAAGCTGGAGCATGCCGTGGCGCGATTGAGCGAGCGTATCGAGGAGCTGCAGCGGCTGCGCTGGTTGATGGTGGGTGCGCTGGTCGTGTTGTGCGGCATTTCCGGCGCCAGCAGCGGATGGTTCGCCAAGCTGCTCGAAATCGGCGCGTAACGACGACACGCCTCAATGGAAGGGAGACGGACATGATCGAGAAAAGTGTCGCCACGATCGGCACCCTCAACAAGGCCTGGGCCGCAGCGATTGCGGCCCCTCTTGCGGAATGGCTGGTGGGGCTTCTGGCGGATGTATTGTGGAACCGATGGCAGATTGCGACGCCCGACAGTGCCGAGATGGCAATCGTGTCGTTGATTGTCGGTCTGGTCGTCTATCACGTTCCCAATCTGCCAGCAGCGACGCCGGCCGATGTGACGGAAAAGGCAGGGGCCTGA